CTTCAAGCGGAAAATGAACAGGTTGAAGAAGAAACTTGATTCCGGTAAGGAATTCAGCGCTTCTGATTTCAACTGTGTGTTCAGCTACATTGGCTGGTTGACAGCATGTGATTCATACCGATTGCATCAAAAGTATATTCAACCGTTGAAACACGGGCTTGAAAGATGCTTACAAAAACTTGCTTATGAAAGGATGATTGCTAAATGCTGAATCATGGTAAAGTTCGGGCGGGTGAACGTCCCGAAAACATCAAGATTGATGAATTTTCCGTTTGGGTTGCGGAAAACATCACTGAAGTCACTGTTCCCGGTGAAGATGGTCAGACCCATACCGAATATGAATTTGACCTGAAGCAGTATGACAAGGATGAATACATTCATTCTATGGATGAACAGTTGACTGATGCTCAGATGGCGCTTTGTGACCTGTATGAAATGATTGGGGGATAAACTGCTATGGCTAAGATTTATGCTGATCTGATTCGGAAGGGTAAGAAGACCATTGATGATGTTCCTGCTGAACTGGTTGAAGAAGTGAAAAGGATTCTTGGTTGGGATGTGGATTAACCTTCTTCTATGGCTGCTCATTCATACCGGAAAGGGGGTGTCTGAAGTGGCTGTTGTTTATGCTACCCTTATCATCAAAGGTAAGAAAACCTTCCAGCAGGTTCCTGAAACTCTGAAAGAAGCTGTCCGGGAAATTCTGATTGCTCTGGAATGCCCTGAATTGGCTGAATAAGCCCCTTCCGGGTTTGGATGGGTGTTTGTTCGGTTCTTACGTTAGACCCGCCTGATTCGTCATTCTGTGAAGAACAGGCGGGTTATTTTTTGAAAGAAGGTGATTCCATTGTCAACAGAAACTATCATTTCCCTTGCGGTTGCTGTTGCAGCCCTGTTATTTACCGCCTTTTCATTCAGACGGAACAAATTTCAGGACAATTCACATGACGCAACCGAAAGGGCAACAATGACCGCTGATATACGCTATATCCGTTCCAGTGTGGATGATATCAAGCTGGAAAATAAAGCTATTCAGCGGGATATTGTTGATATGCGGGAAAGGGTGGTTGCTGTGGAAGCTTCCGCAAAACAAGCCCATAACCGCATTGATGAACTTGTAAAGAAAGGATGATTCCATTATGAAAGTGAACTGGAAAGTCCGATTCAAAAACAAAACATGGCTGTCCATGTTTATTTCCCTGATTGTTGGATTCGTTTTCAACATTCTGAAACTGTTTGATGTTTTTCCTGTTGTTACGGAAAATATCATCATGAATGCTGTCAATCAGGTTCTTACATTCCTTGGGTTGATTGGTGTGCTGATTGATCCGACTACGGCGGGTCTTTCTGACAGCAATAGGGCTATGACCTACGTTGAACCTTGGAATGATGAAGCGGGTGATAGCGATGGCAACGGGTAAAGAATTGGCTAAAGCCGGGTGCAAATTCCTTGGGGAACTGTATTCCACTATGGATTGTCAGACCTTTGTTGAAAATGCCCTTGCTGAAGTCGGAATCCGTATGGATTTGAAAGGTTCTAACGCATGGCTGCGGGAAGTTATCAAGAATGGTTGGGTTGGAAGCCCGGAAGAATGCAAGAAAAAGTTTGGTTCTGTTCCTGATGGGTGTTTCCTTTTCATCCATGCTTATGATGGCGGTGAAGAAGCAAGGGGTTATTATGACGGTTTGGGGAACGCTTCCCATATCGGAATCAATACCGGGCTTTCCGGGCAGGAAATGGTTGATATTGCCGTTGCTGCCGGGAACACCAAAGCTGTTAACTACAACTATGGTGACGGGGCTATTCATTCTTCATCCAGCAGACAGCATGTAGCAACCAGCAAATTCAGCGGAAAGACCATTCCTAACGGTGGTTGGAATATGGTTGGTCTGTGGAACAGGCTTGATTTTGGTGCTAAAATAAACGCTATCCTGAAAGGAAGCGCTGAACCTGATGAACCTGATACCCCTGATCCTGATGAACCGGAACCTGTACCTGATGAACCGACACAGGAAGTTTTTGCTACCGTGTGGGCTGAATCTGGAAAGACTGTGAACATTCGGAAAGCGAAAAGCACAAGTTCCAAACTTGTTGAACGTGTTCCTGTGGGCGCTACGGTGAAGGTTATCAAGGAAGGGAATGAATGGTCAAAGGTTTGTTACACTGACAAAAGGGGCGCTAACTGGTATGGGTTTATGATGTCCGAATTCCTGAAGAAAGAAGAACAACTGAACCCCGGTGAATCCTACATTGTCTGTGTACCTTTCCTGACCAAATATCAGGCTGAAGCCCTGATTGCACAATATCCCGGTTCATGGATGGAATCTGGGGTAGGATGATGTTACTAACCTGTTACTAACCGCCACAACCGGACGGGACTGAAACAGCCTTTCAGGGAATGAAACGGTT